ATGCTGGAACAAATGGGCATTGCCGCGAAGCAAGCCTCGTATAAATTAGCGCAACTCTCCAGCCGCGAAAAAAATCGCGTGCTGGAAAAAATCGCCGATGAACTGGAAGCACAAAGCGAAATCATCCTCAACGCTAACGCCCAGGATGTTGCTGACGCGCGTGTCAATGGCCTTAGCGAAGCGATGCTTGACCGTCTGGCACTGACGCCCGCACGGCTGAAAGGCATTGCCGATGATGTGCGCCAGGTGTGTAACCTCGCCGATCCGGTGGGACAGGTAATTGATGGCGGCATACTGGACAGCGGCCTGCGTCTTGAGCGTCGTCGCGTACCGCTGGGGGTTATTGGCGTGATTTATGAAGCGCGTCCGAATGTGACGGTTGATGTCGCTTCGCTGTGCCTGAAAACCGGTAACGCGGTGATCCTGCGTGGTGGCAAAGAAACCTGTCGCACTAACGCTGCAACGGTGGCGGTGATTCAGGACGCCCTGAAATCCTGTGGCTTACCGGCGGGTGCCGTGCAGGCGATTGATAATCCTGACCGTGCGCTGGTCAGTGAAATGCTGCGTATGGATAAATACATCGACATGCTGATCCCGCGTGGTGGCGCTGGTTTGCATAAACTGTGCCGTGAACAGTCGACAATCCCGGTGATCACTGGTGGTATAGGCGTATGCCATATTTACGTTGATGAAAGTGCAGAGATCGCTGAAGCCCTGAAAGTAATCGTCAACGCGAAAACCCAGCGTCCGAGCACATGTAATACGGTTGAAACGTTGCTGGTAAATAAAAACATAGCAGATAGCTTCCTGCCCGCATTAAGCAAACAAATGGCGGAAAGCGGCGTGACATTACACGCAGATGCAGCTGCGCTGGCGCAGTTGCAGACAGGCCCCGCGAAGGTGGTGGCGGTTAAAGCGGAAGAGTATGACGATGAGTTTCTGTCATTAGATTTGAACGTCAAAATCGTCAGCGATCTTGACGATGCCATCGCCCATATTCGTGAACACGGCACACAACACTCCGATGCGATCCTGACCCGCGATATGCGCAACGCCCAGCGTTTTGTTAACGAAGTGGATTCTTCCGCTGTTTACGTTAACGCCTCTACGCGTTTTACCGACGGCGGCCAGTTTGGACTGGGTGCGGAAGTGGCGGTAAGCACACAAAAACTCCACGCGCGTGGCCCAATGGGGCTGGAAGCACTGACCACTTACAAGTGGATCGGCATTGGTGATTACACCATTCGTGCGTAAATAAAACCGGGTGATGCAAAAGTAGCCATTTGATTCACAAGGCCATTGACGCATCGCCCGGTTAGTTTTAACCTTGTCCACCGTGATTCACGTTCGTGAACATGTCCTTTCAGGGCCGATATAGCTCAGTTGGTAGAGCAGCGCATTCGTAATGCGAAGGTCGTAGGTTCGACTCCTATTATCGGCACCATTTAAATCAATAAGTTACACATCATTAGTACCTTCCTTATTTTTTGACTGGGACGAATTTGGGACCGATGGGTTCAGGATCGAGTCTATTTGCCGTGCGTGTTCGGTAAGGTGATTAGGTGCAAGGTGAGCATATCGACGAACCATTTCGATAGACTCCCAGCCTCCCATTTCCTGTAACACTGACAACGGGACTCCGGCTTGAACCAGCCAACTTGCCCAGGTGTGTCTCAAGTCGTGAAATCTGAAATCATCAATACCAGCCCGTCTCAGCGCCGCTTTCCAGGCTGTGTTTGCGTCATACCGCATCTTCCTTACTGTTGGCGCTTTTGTTCCGTCTGGTTTGGTACAGCTTTCCTTGTACACAAATACCCAACGGTGATGATTCCCGATTTGTTTTTTCAAAACGCGACATGCAGTATCATTCAGCGCAACGCCAATTGCGCGGTTTGATTTACTCTCTTCCGGGTTTATCCATGCCACCCGGCGCTGCATGTCTATTTGTTGCCATTCAAGGTTGATGATGTTCGAGCGTCTTAAGCCTGTTGCCAGTGCAAATTCAACAACAGACTTTAATGGCTCCGGACATTCATCAATCAGCCTTTGTGCTTCATGGGGCTCCAGCCAGCGGATCCGTTTATTCTTTGGTTGAGGCACTTTAATAATTGGTGCCTTATCCAGCATTTTCCATTCACGCTCTGCGGCTCTTAGTAGGGCCTTTATAAATGAAAGATGCGTAGCCTTCGTTGCAACGGACGCTGGTTTTGGCGTGTATTCTGGAACAGGTTTCCCTTTTTTTCTGCATGCTTCTGCCCTGAGTCTCCAGTTTTCCTCATGACGCCGGTTCGTCATTTTCTGCATTGCTGAATAAATTTTTGATTCAGTAATGTCTCTTAGTTGCATTCCTGCGAAATGTTGAAGCCAGAATCCGATCCGGCTTTTGTCATCGTCCAGTGATTTTTTATGTGCTTTCTCTTCAAGCCACCTGACACACGCTTCCTCGAACTTTATATCAGGTATTTCACCAAGTTTGCTGACCCGCCATGCTTCAGCCTTTAGCTTGTCATGGAGTTCTGTCGCCTGCCTTTTGTCCTTTGTTCCAAGAGACTGTTTAAATCTTTTACCGTTCGGCAATGTGAAACTGGCGTACCATATTTCACCTCTGCGGAAGAGTGACATTTTCTTTCCTCTGTTATGCCATCACCCGCGCTCACCTGGACAGTATGCAGCGGAGACTGAAGAGCCGCAATGCAGGCTTGTCGTGTCGTGAGGTAAGGAGATTTATTCTTAGTGGGATCTTTGCGTGTTGCCTTAAGACGCCCTGTGCGTATCCAGTTAATGGCAGTCGGTCTGGATATCTTGAGAAAATGACAGGCCTCATCGAGTGTGAGGCTGTATGGCTCCATTATTTCACCTCTTGCTGTGACATTGTTGAAAAATGGATACCAGCTCGTTGCTGCCAGACGATCCAACCGAGAGTCATATCCCATGCCATGTATTCGTTATCGCCGTTTTTTGCTCTCCGACGATCTACTAAGTCACCGAAACGCTTTTCCATGAATAATTCATAAGCTTCGCGTTCATCTGGTTCTACTTCCAGAGATAGGAGTGCGATTTCATAAGCACGGCGCTCAATATCGTCTCGCACGTCAAGGCTGCTGATACGCTCTTTAATTTCTTTAATCAGTTCTTTGTCGGTAAAAGTGGTCATTATGCTCCAGCCTCCGGTGCTTTTGGCATTACTGCCCAGTGAGTGATATTGACGTTTTCAAGGTCCCCGACCTGAAATGTCCACTGCCATTCTCCGGTTTCTTTTTGTCCCCAGGTGTACCAGAGAGACCGCCAGCCAATTAGCCAGCCTTCTCCGTTAGCATCGAATAACAAAACACTTTCATTTGCTGGTGGCAGTTCAGTTGACACTGGTATTACTTTGTTTTCCTGTGCTGCACATTTAGCTTCAAGCGCATCGAATTTACGCACCAGGTATTCAGCATCTGTTTCATTTACTTTCAGATCTCGCGGTACACATCTCCCACGAAGAAACCCTTCCATTTCGAAAACATTCATGCGCATTTGCGTAACTCCGATAACTCGTTAAAGCGTTCCATAAACATCCCGTAGGCATGGCCCGGTGCCAGTGGAATCACGTTGAACATCTCTGTTGCCGGGATACCTTCCAGTACAGGCCAGAAAGAGCCATCATCAAGCCCGAGATCGCGGCGTTCGGTTGCCAGCATGATGAGATCGGCATATTTCACGGGCGTACTCATAACTGGGGGTAACCCGTATTTCTCACGGATTACGGCGTCTATTTTTTCTTCCATTTGTTTATAGTCAGGAAGAAGGCGTTTCAGTGGTGCGGGAATGTCCTGGCAATACGCTTCTGTTGCATCATGCATTAACGCTTCAAAAGCAAATTCCTGCGGCACCAGCTGGCTGCAAAGAACCGCATGTTGGGCGACGCTGTAGAAGTGCGAAAGATGACCGGCAAAGCGACAGATATTTGAAAGGGAAACCGCGATATCGTTAATATCGATGTCGTCTTTATTTATCCTGTCATAATAAAAATGCTTCCCGGAAAAAGTTTTAATAAATGACATTTTGTTCTCCACGTATATGCGCTGCACCGCGCTGAATTCTGGTAAAAAGAATCCCTCACCATCCGGCGATTATTGAGTAAATTACGTTTCCATAAATGCCCCCGCAGGGGCATTTGCAGTAATGAAATCAGGCGGTGAAAGTACCAATAAAGGTTTCTACTTTGCTGTCCTTGAATTTCTCAACAAGCAGATCACGAAATTCGTTAGCCATTTCTTCCTGCACCGCCTCCAGCTGAATAATGCGCAGAACCAGTACCGGACGATCGCCAGTGATAATGCTGAGGCGTAATTTAAACGGACGTTCTTTCAGACCTTCAAACGGAATGCATTTAAATTCAAATGCCACTGGCATAATGTCTTTGGTCTTCGCTTCGACAGACTCCATCAGGGAGCGTTTGCCGCTGAAGTCATTATCTTCAAAATCAGCGGTCTGATTTGCTTCAATCGTGATTTTACGGACCGCCGCAGCCGCTTTTGTTGCCTGAATGGTGTCACCATTAGCATCAAAGCCCACAAGGTAGTCGGCCCAGTCTTCAATCCATTCTGCCAGTGATTTCTGGGAGTTACGCTCGCCATTAACAGACAACAGAGCAGAGAACGGTGCTGTCTTTTTCAGTTTGAGAGTGGCGGTGTTATCTGCGTGACCTGGTTCATCAATAGTACCCAGGTTAAGCACACTGACGGCACGCATATTATCAGCATCGATAAAGCAGCGGGTGCCTTCATCTGCAAGATCTTTAGAATAACGGGTAAAGTCATCGATGCTGGCAGTGGAAAGCGCACCACGGAAACGGAAGCGATTTAAATTAAATTTTTCCAGATCATGAATGCGGAAATTCTCAGGCAATGCCACAGCATCGGCACCAATCTTACTGATAATTTCATTAACACCCTGAGCAGAAATAAGGGCATGGATTTGATTAATTGCGGTTGCGTCTAAGTTCTGAGACATAATAAGTCCTCACTATATAAAGATATTCAGTGATGAGATAAATAATCAGTTAATTAAGAACGATATTAATGACCTGCTGCGCGGAGTTTTCCGTCAGGTTCACCGGCAAGAGTCAGTAATTGTCCCTGGTCTTCCTGCAGAATAGTCAGGCGACCACCGCGATTGACATACATCGGCGTTTCGGTGGTGTCTTCTTCGGAAATTTTCCCGCGGTTAGTCGGGCGAACATATGAGAGTTTGTGTTTGATTTTCACACGGTTCTCATCAAATGGTTCGATTTCTAGGTTGAGTGAGACCTTACCTTTGGTTTTCGTGTTCATCACACCGGAAGCGACTTCACTGAGAACTGCGCCGATTTTGGTTTCAAATACGCCGCCGTCCAGCTCCCCGATAAATGCCTGCACATCAGTACTGCGTTCGCTAGCCATTTGCTGCTCCTCATCATATCGACCCTGCAAGGCCGATTAGTTTCTCCACAAAACAGAGAAGAACACCTGCGGTGGCAGCCGCCCGGATGGATTGGGTTATGAGCCCGTCGTCCGGTGATGCTCTTCTCTGTTTTGTAAAAAGGACGGTACCAGCCGGAAGCAAGGGTACAAACTGGTACCGCCAGGACTACACACAGCATAAAGTTGTGGTGCCGGGTGCCTCCCGGTGCCTGGCGAAGGTTGCACACCAGACGGGTGGGTATCCACAGAAGGTCGACTGTCAGCCTCAACCTTAACCCGCGTGCGCTGAGCCGCATTCACCACAACGCTAAGGATTCTCTTTGGTTGAAAATACTTAGCTGTTATGTGCCTGTCTTTTCACCACTTCAGGCTCGGTGGTATCCTTTTAAGCCCGTATACATAAAAGGAAAATCAAATGACTTTTGATGAAAAAGAACTTGATAATGCAATTAATAAAATCATCGTAACGTCGCTCTTTTCCTGTCTCAGCGACACTCAGCAGAAACAGTTCTACGAATCGGCTTTCAACATGATCGAGCGTTGTTGTTTCTGCGATGCCGACGAGTTACCTGAAAAAATCAGGAAACAGTTGGCTGATGCTCTTCGAGTGCGACTTTCTGACCAATTTTCTGAAATGTGCTCTCCGAATTTGGACAAATAGAAAAAGGCCATTTCCATTCAGGGTCTGATGGAAATACTTCAGCCTGTTCCAAAGCACGGCGTAAAGAGAACACAACTCCAGCCATAATCTGATGTTTCCCATTGGTCCAGCTATCGCCGCTCTGATCTACAGGGGCGGCTATGTCGTATGACCAAACGACTTCACAGTTATTGTTTAAAATCTGGACTTTCATTTCATACACCTGCTTTAACATGAGTGCCTAGTGGCACAACATGACTCAACGAATCATCCTGGACTTCATATGCCCCAGGCGGCTACTTCGTGGGCGTCCTGCCTGTTCGTTGTCGTTAAAATAATTCTGCTACCAAAAGTAGCAAAAATCAACAACTAAAAGTAGATAATTTGTTTGGTATGCGTTGATGCGTTTAATGCTTTGAATTTAATATGTTTTTTAAATGTGTTGTGATGTGATTCAAGACAAAGGGGGGGCGTTTGTATAGAAAAAAACCGGCATAAAGCCGGTTTAGTTTGCTTTTCCCTGCGGAGGTAATACTTGTGGAGTAATTGGTTCTTGGTTGAGATGTTTAACACTTGATTGTTGTGTAACTGGTTGAACTACTGGCGAAGTATCTTTAAAAGCAGAAATTATGCTAGGTAATGCAACTATGACCGCAATGATAACTCCAAAAATAGCAAGTCTGGTAGAAATTCCAGATTGAATACCACTAATGGCTGTATTTATTCCAGTAATTTGGCCTTGTATACCTTCGAATCTACCATTGATGGCCTTCACATCCCCGTCAACACTGTCCATTTTGCCTTCGATTTTCGAAGAGATAGAATTGATGGCTGAATTTAGAGATGCTAGCTGAACGTTTGTGTTCTCGCGAGATAAAGCCATTTCAACTCTAATAGAGGATGCAATGGACTCCATTTCTGCTTTATTGGCAGCTAAAAGTGCTTGAATTTCTTCTCGACTAACTGATGACATTTTATTTCCCCCATCAGTTTTGTAAGTTTCATCTGCGGATTCGATAAAATCAGTATACATTTCTTCTATACCGACGCGCAGCCTGTTCTTAACATTGGGGTAAAGGTCACACTTATCAATACCAGATCCACAGTTTGGTACTGCTCTGAGATAAGGTCGCGTCATTTCCCATCCTCTTCTTTTTCATTTTTCTTTTTGGATCAATGATCTAGCTTTTTTATAAGAAAAAAGAAGTACATGTGCACAGTGATCACAGGTGATTCGAAACAGCGGCATACCACCAGGATAATTTATAGCGCTATCAGTTTCAGGTTTGTATTGGGCATAGCTGAGAACTTCGATTACGTGATGTTTTGGCTGATTGTCTTCAACTTCAAGTTCTAGAGTACCGACTACACTCCATGATTGATTTCCGCAAATTTGGCAAATTAAAGGCTTTTTGAAAGAGTTTATGAAATCAATAAACTCATCTGCAGTGATAATTTCTGAATTTGCTTCGCTATGAAATAGTTCAGATTTCATTATTATTATCCTTTTAGATCTTTTAATCCTGAAAGGATTGAGTTTTACAATCGGTTGTATTTTATAGATTCGTGAATCAACGCCTTGCCCATTACATAAAGCTGATCCTGCGATTTTTCATCGATGTACCATTTCTCATAGGCGGGGTTATCCGAAAGAACGGCTAGCTTGTCACCTTGCATTTGAAGACGTTTGACATGAAAAGTCTTACCGTAAACGAAAGAGTAAACTCCATCAGTCTGGAAGTGACGAACAGAAATGTCGACAAACAGTCGGTCTCCGGAAACGAGTGTAGGGGACATACTATCGCCATTTACAGTCATAACCTTAATATCATTCTGAGAACGGTTGCCGAAAAGAGAACGGGCATGTTCTGTTGTGAACTCAATGGCGTAGAGCACATCAACATAGTCTGAAAGCATATAGGTCCCAGGTCCTGCGCTAACGCTAAGATCCAAAACTTCTATCCTGTATACATCGGGTTTCGTTGGATTGGGGATGCTTGCCATTTCCTTACATCCTTCTCTCTCGCCAACACCATATTCTAAATATGAAGCTGATACCCCCAGAGCCAATGCAAGTTTATTCATGACAGAGGCACGAGGCTTCGCAGCGCCGATTGTGTATCGCCGCGCCATTTCATATGTAACGCCCACAAGACTTTTGAGTTGGGTGACAGAAATTCCCTTGTTTGTCATTAGCTCGTTTAGTCTCTTGGCGAAATCTGGATACTTCTGTTCTTCTACCATAGGTAGAAGATTACTCACATCACATACACTAGTCATTTCTATTTTAAGTAGTTGCATTTTGCTATTTTAAGTAGCATCATCCCTCTGAATTTCAGAGGAGAAAGGTATGTCATCTCAAAACTACACAGAGAAAGCAGTAAAGGCTGCGGGAAAATCTTTATCTGAAGTAGCCCGTCGCTTTGGTTTTAAGTCCACTCAATCCGTCGCTAATTGGGTAATTAACAATCAAGTCCCGTCAGAACGGGTTTTACAACTTTGTGAGTTGGGAAACTGGTCCGTGACCCCTCATGAACTGCGTCCTGATATTTACCCCAATCCAAATGATGGATTACCTGAGTGCTATTCAAAAGTTAGCGGTTCAGCTGCGTAAACGTAACCACAGAAATGAGGAATTAACCGTGGGTAAAGAACCTGAATGGAAAGTTGATAAACAACCAGCATGGCTGGTGGCAGCAATACGAAGAACGATTGCTGATTTACCTCATGGCTATGAGGAAGCAGCAGAAATTCTTGGTTTGTATAAATCTGATGATATCACCCCAGCAAAAGATCAATTGCATAACAGACTGCGTAGCGGTGGGGATCAAATTTTTCCACTTGAGTGGGCCATGGTTTTACAGGATGCCAGTGGTACCAGGCATGTAACAGATGCAATAGCCCGTCGTAGTAATGGGGTGTTTGTGCCGCTGGTGGTCATTGATGACATTGACAATGGTGACATTAATCAGCGGCTGATGGAGTCAATAGAATGGATTGGCAAGCATTCCCAGTACTTACGCAAGGCAACTGCTGATGGAGTTATTGACCAGGCTGAGCGTGAGCAAATCGAAGAGAACAGCTACCAAGTAATGGCGAAGTGGCAGGAGCATTTAACACTGTTATTTCGTGTTTTTTGTGCACCGGAAAAGAGTAACGCCCGCGAGTGTGCAGCTCCGGGCGTCGTGGCGTCGATTGCTTCTGGTTGTGGAGAAACTAACGCATGAACAGTTTAACGGCAAATAACCGTTTGTCGCAACAGCTGGTGGTCAGCGTCGCTGAACACCTGTTGTTACGGCATGAATGCAGATTACCAAATCACCTGGCTGTAAGTAACCACAGAGAACTTTACCTGACTGTGGGGGGCGAGTTGTGCAGGAACTTAACCGCTGGTTTCGTGACGGAAGAGGGCTTTATGTCCATGTTATTCGTTGGGAGCCAGAAACACAGCGCGTTATCTATCTTCGCAAAGACTACCCGCATGAGTGCTTTAGTCCTTTGTGGAAATTCAGGCGTGATTTTGTTGAGTGTGAAGGACCACCAGCACATTGATTCTGCCATTCCGGGACGTTACACTGTTCAGGCACCTTATAAAGCGGGTGCCGGGATTGGCGTCCTGAAATTGATTACTGAGCATAACCGCGCTCATGCGGTTTTTTCGTGTCATGAGCATTGCTACGCCCAAATTATGGTGGGGCGTACAGGGCCGACTTCGGTCGGGCCGGGTTCGGTAGTCTCCGGTAACGCCAACCCTGTACGTCTCACCACCTCTGTGATTGGCGTCCCATGTGGTGAGTTTTCTGAAAAACTGACTACCGGGGCTGTCACCATGACTACTCTCCCAACCCTCTCTCAACCTGAAATTGCCATCGTTGATGGTCAGGCTGTTACATCTTCTTTGGCTGTTGCTGACTTCTTCTCTAAACGTCATGACGATGTTCTGAAAAAGATCCGCATTTTGGATTGTTCTCCAGAGTTTTGTGCCCGCAATTTTGCGGAGACATCAATTTTGGTACACCAGCCCAACGGCGGTACTCGCAAACTTCCTTGCTACCACATCACCCGCGACGGCTTCGCGTTCCTGGCAATGGGCTTCACTGGCAAACGTGCTGCCCAGTTCAAAGAGGCATACATCAATGCCTTTAACCAGATGGAGAAACAGCTTTCAAAGCCCTCTGTACCGAGCGACGTTGCACATAACGCCAGCGTTCTCTATTCCTACATTTCATCAATTCATCAGGTCTGGTTGCAGCAGCTTTATCCCATGCTGGAAAAAGCTGAATCACCGCTGGCTGTAAGTCTGTATGACCGAATTAACGATGCGGCATTTCTTGCCCGTCTTATTCATTCGTCGCTGAACTCTTCAGAGGTAAGGGGGCGCAAATGATCCGGAATATTTTCAAACGATTTACCAATCAGACTTTCCGTTGTCCTCGCCCCGGTCAGTGGTACACCACGCCTGCAGGGCATGTTCTACGTGTTAGCCTGGTTGACCGTGAATGTCAGAAGGTGATTTGTGAACCGCTGGGCCGTAATTACCGCGTCAGTATGCCGCTTATAGCCTTTCGCTCCGGAAAAAACATGAAGCATCTCGGAGGTGCGGCATGAGCCTGTTAATGACATCCCAGCCCATTGTGATAAATCGTGATCTTGCATGCCGTATTGGTCTGAATGAGGCAATTGTGTTGCAGCAGCTTCATTACTGGCTGAATGAAACGAATTCAGGCACTGAGCATGGCGGAATTCGCTGGGTTTATAACACGACAGAACAGTGGCTGGAGCAGTTTCCGTTCTGGTCAGAGTCCACTCTGAAACGCACATTTGCAAGCCTGAAATCACTTGGGGTTTTGCGTCGCGAGCAACTCAATAAATCGAAGCGTGACATGACCAACTTCTACACGATCAACTATGAAAGTGAGCTTTTAGAAGAGGTCAAAGTGAACGAATCAATCAGGTCAAAATGCACTTCTCCATCGGGTCAAAGTGACCTGATGGATGGGCGCAAAATGACACGATCCATTGGTTCAAAACGACACGCTGTCATCGGGTCAAAATGGCCCAATGATCTTACAGAGAATACAACAGAGATTACTACAGAGAATAAAACCTCTTCTCGTCCGGACGCTTCGCAACCGGACACGCAAACGGCTGAACAGGAGTTTTTAACTCGCCATCCTGATGCGGTTGTATTCAGCCCTAAAAAGCGCCAGTGGGGAACGCAGGATGATTTGACCTGCGCACAGTGGCTCTGGAAAAAAATCATCGCCCTGTACGAGCAGGCCGCCGAATGTGACGGCGAGGTGGTTCGTCCCAAAGAACCGAACTGGACAGCCTGGGCAAACGAAATTCGCCTGATGTGTGTGCAGGATGGTCGTACCCACAAACAAATCTGCGAGATGTACAGCCGCGTCAGCCGCGATCCGTTCTGGTGCCGTAACGTGCTCAGCCCGTCGAAGTTGCGGGAAAAATGGGATGAGCTTTCCCTGCGCTTATCGCCGTCCGTCAGCACGCACACAGAAAAACGTGAAGACCCGTACTTCAAAGCCAGTTACGACAACGTGGACTACAGCCAGATCCCGGCAGGATTCAGGGGGTGATCATGAGTCTGTTAAATGACGTTCAGAAATTCATTGAAGCCCATCCGGGCTGTACTTCCGGAGACATTGCGGATGCTTTTTACGTGGGGGCTTAATGAATAATAAATATTGCCAGGCGCTGGTAGAACTGCGGAACAAACCAGCCCATGAACTGAAGGAAGTGGGCGATCAGTGGCGCACGCCGGACAACATTTTCTGGGGAATTAACACCCTGTTTGGCCCGTTTGTTCTGGATCTGTTTACTGACGGTGATAACGCCAAATGTGCCGCGTATTACACGGCGGAAGATAACGCGCTGGCGCATGACTGGTCAGAACGTCTTGCGGAGCTTAAAGGTGCTGCCTTTGGTAATCCCCCATACAGCCGCGCCAGTCAGCATGAGGGGCAATACATCACCGGCATGCGTTACATCATGAAGCATGCCAGTGCCATGCGTGATAAAGGCGGGCGCTATGTTTTCCTGATCAAAGCTGCCACCAGCGAAGTGTGGTGGCCGGAAGATGCAGATCATATTGCTTTTATTCGCGGGCGTATTGGTTTTGAACTGCCTGTCTGGTTTATCCCGAAAGACGAGAAGCAGGTGCCGACAGGCGCTTTCTTCGCTGGTGCTATTGCTGTTTTCGACAAGACCTGGAAGGGACCGGCAATCAGCTACATCGGGCGCGATGAACTTGAGGCATGTGGTGAGGCGTTTCTGGCGCAGGTTCGCCAGCAGGCGGAAAAACTGGTCAGGGAGATGGCGGCATGACGACGTTAACTCAATGCCAGCAGCAGGTGCTGGATATGCTGATTTCTTATCAGAAAGAGCGTGGCTTTCCGCCAACCAATCAGGAGGTGGCAACCATGCTGGGATACCGTTCAGTGAATGCAGCGGTAGAGCATCTTCGCGCACTGGAGAAAAAAGGCGTCATCACGATAAAGCGTGGCGTGGCCCGGGGGATAACGCTTCATACCGCGGTGAAGGACGACGACAGCGAGGCGGTCGGGATTATCCGCTCACTGCTTGCCGGTGAGGAAAACGCCAGGCTGCGTGCAGCCCACTGGTTACATGAGAGGGGCCTGAAAGTATGAAGCTGATTCTGCCTTTTCCGCCCAGCGTGAACACGTACTGGCGACACCCCAACAAAGGGGCGTTTGCTGGTAAGAGCCTGATAAGCGCGGCGGGGCGAAAATTCCAGAGCGCGGCGTGCGCAGCAATAGTTGAGCAGTTACGTCGTCTGCCGAAACCAACGTCGGCACCTGCTGCAGTGGAGATCGTGTTGTTTCCACCGGATAACCGGATCCGCGATCTGGACAACTATAACAAGGCGCTGTTTGACGCCCTGACCCACGCGGGGGTGTGGGAAGACGACAGTCAGGTGAAAAGAATGCTGGTGGAGTGGGGACCGGTTATCCCGGAAGGGAAGGTCGAGATCACTATCAGTAAGTACGAGAAAACGGCGGGTGCAGCCGCCTGATCAAGAGGAGAAACGAAGTATGAATAATCTGATGGTCATTGATGGTATTGAAGTTCGTCGTGATGCTTATGGTCGTTACAGCCTGAACGATCTTCACAGGGCTGCCGGTTCTCTGGATAAGCATAAGCCTGCATTCTGGCTCCGCAATGAGCAAACTGAACGTTTAATAAGCGAGTTGCAGATTTGCAACTCGGTCAATATAGAGCCAGTTAACGTTATTCGTGGCGGAAATAACCAGGGGACGTATGTCTGCAAAGAACTGGTGTATGCCTATGCAATGTGGATCAGCCCGTCATTCCATCTGAAGGTGATCCGTACTTTCGATATGGTAACCAGCGCACCGGAAAAATTATCCGGGCAGGCTGCTGACAAGATGCAGGCTGGCGTGATTCTGCTGGACTTTATGCGCCGGGAGTTAAACCTGTCTAACTCATCTGTGCTTGGGGCCTGTCAGAAACTCCAGGAGGCTGTTGGCTTACCGAATCTGGCACCGCGCTATGCCATTGATGCTCCTGCTGACGCGCCTGATGGCTCAAGTCGCCCGACACTGTCACTGAGTGCACTGCTGAAACAGTATGGTATCTGCCTGACGGCTAATCAGGCATATCACCAGATGGCGAAGCTGGGGATCGTTGAACAACGCGAACGATACAGCCGTACCGCGATTAACAACATCAAAAAATTCTGGTCGCTGACGGCGAAAGGCTGCATGTTCGGCAAGAACATCACCAGTCCTGCAAATCCGCGCGAGACGCAACCGCATTTCTTCGAATCCCGATTCCCTGAACTGTTAAAGCTGCTCGATACCGTTCATTGAGGTGACCGTGAGAGCACTACTGACCCCTGAAATTGCCCCGCGTATGGGGATCGTATTGTTCAGGCCCGGTTCAGAGCTGATGCCCCTGTTTATGCAGGGGCGTGTCCTGCTGGAGCCTGAGCCGGAACGTTATTCATCTTTCGCCAGTGGTGCCGTTCCGGCGGCATCACAACCGCTGGCGGATGATCCTGTCGTTCGGGCCGTGTTTCGCAATGAGGCAGTGATCCGTCGTGCTGGTGGCGTGGAATGCCTTGAAAGCTGGTTACTTCGTGAAAAGGGCTGTCAGTGGCCTCATTCCGACTGGCACAGCGAGAACATGACCACTATGCGACACGCGCCGGGCGCAATCCGTCTGTGCTGGCACTGCGATAACCAGCTGCGTGATCAGTTCACGGAACGGCTGGAGTCAATGGCAACGGATAACTGTGCCCGCTGGGTGTTGTCTGTCGTGCGTCGGGATCTCGGTTTTGATGACAGTCACGTTGTGACAATGCCGGAACTGTGCTGGTGGCTGGTTCGTAATGACCTGGCTGATGCCTTACCGGAAAGTGCAGCCCGTAAGGCACTGAGATTACCGAAGCCTGTTGTGCCGTCTGTTACCCGGGAAAGTGACCTTGTGCCTTCGGTTCCTGCCACCAGCATCATCCAGGATAAAGCGAAAAAAGTGCTGGCGCTGGAAGTGGATCCGGAGTCGCCGGAGTCTTTTATGTTACGCCCAAAACGTCGCCGCTGGGTTAATGAAAAGTACACGCGCTGGGTTAAGACGCAGCCGTGTGCATGTTGTGGAAAGCCTGCTGATGATCCCCACCACCTGATAGGCCACGGTCAGGGTGGAATGGCTACAAAAGCGCATGATCTCTTTGTGTTGCCTTTGTGCAGAAAGCATCACGACGAGCTGCATGCGGATACCGTGGCATTTGAAGAGAAGTATGGCTCCCAGCTGGAGCTGATATTTCGTTTTATCGATCGTGCGCTGGCAATTGGCGTGCTGGCCTGATTTTTGTGGGGTAAGTTGATGCGTGATATGTATGAAGTATTGGACCGCTGGGGAGCATGGGCTGCAGCAGACAACAGTGGTGTGGACTGGCAGCCGGTAGCAGCAGGCTTCAAGGGGCTTTTACCTCATGGCAAAAAGTCACGGATTCAGTGTGATGATGACGAAGGCATTATGATAGACAGTTGTGTGGCTCGGTTGAGAAAGTATAAACCAGAGGAATATGAGCTCATCATAGCCCACTTTGTTATTGGTATCTCATTACGCACTATTGCCAAAAGGAGAAGGTGCTCTGATGGCACTATTAGGAAGGAGTTGCAAACCGCAATCGGTTTTATAGAGGGGGTTGTAAGTATACTTGTGTAAAATAATAAAAGGCGGTAGTACCGCCTTAATGATCGAATCGTTGTATGTTTTCATGGAATCTACAAAAGTGAATAGATATTTTGAATAGTAAAATGTAGAAACCAACTTGACTTAAAGTTATGGCTTTGCATTTATCATTCAAGAGTTTTTGTAATTCTTCCGTTGGTAATTGGTATACATCATCAAGAAAAACGATGCATTCTTCTAAGTTGTCTGATTCAGGAAGATAAAAAATATTAGTAATTAACTGCTTCCTTATAGCATCAATTTTGCTATCTATTGAAGTCTTAGAAACTCCGTTGGAGAGAAGAATAGCTTCGAACTTAGATAAACTTACTAACGGAGCAAAGACTGCACGCATTGGCACATCACGATTATTACTTGTATCTATATCGCAACTGTTGCTTAATATAATGCCTCGTGTTTTTTTAGTCCCTTTAATTGAATATACTGTAAGCTCCTTAAATATATCTCCCTGAAGTGCAGCATTTTTCAGATCATCATGATAATTGCTAAGGTAGTAGTTAGTGTTTTCAGGGAAATCTCTAAGTGCATTTATTAGCCCTTCTTTTTGATGAGCTGTTAAATAATATGGAATTTGATCTTTGAATTTCTCGATATCAAAAATGTTATTACTCATCACTTAATCCAAGTATAAATCCCACAGTGAAGCATGAACGACTTTATTTATTTCACTGCCTAAAGACACCTGGTTTGTCGATAATTTTTCATAAAAGTTTGTCATCGAGACTGCAAGTCTTTGATCAACTGAGATTGTGCTCCCTGCTTTATATGTTTGTGTGATGGAATGAACTGAATCGGTAGTTGAAGACTTATACTCCAAAGCGTGATTTTTGACGATTAAACTTTGTTGAGGACCATGCTGTTGATTTTGGGCAATGTCTGTTAATGCAGTTATATGCAGACCATATAAAACCAAAGTTAATACTTGAAGTTGAGCTCGATAAACATGATGAGACGGATACATATCATACCACCATTTCTATTTGTAGGATGGTTCTAGTTCTTGAATTGTTGACTCTTTAAGGCAACTAAAGAAAGCTAATTTATTACAGGAGTGAAGATCATCAAGAATTTTTTTTGGTTCGTTTTTAAACTTATCTATTTCATCAGTATTAGTGATTTGCCTAATGCTGTCTATGTCTAGGATTAGTCCTTTTTTATTAAATTCTCCATTATCTGACATGACTAAAGCATGAGATAATATTTGAATTATATTTAGAAATGCGCCTTCATTTTTATCGATTCTGATATTGATCGGATAATTAGACATAGACTCGCCAGCCATATTTAAGCTGACGTTTAGCTTATCAAATAAATTAGAATCGTCTTCTTTTGGGAAAAAATCTACATACTTTAATGAGTAGCGGATGATGTTGTCATTTAAATTTAATTTGTTAAGCTCATTTAATACATGAATGATTTTTTCTCTAAAATGACTCCACCCTTGATATTTGGTGCTGGTGGATACAACAACACCATGGTCACTTAGTCCAATATAGTACCCTTCGATTTCGAGGCGACTGACAACTGCGTAATGTAATTGTTCATCTCCCTCACGAACATTTTTAGGTATTTGACTGGGTGGTAAACTAATTACTGGTTTTGTACAACCTAGAGCGTGAAAAAGAAACCCTGGAACTATTTCCGATATTTGTGTTTCTTTAGAAAAACGCATTTCGAAAGCAGCTTCGATTACTGGTTGTTTTGATAGAGATGTTGGAATGAGCATTTAAAACCCATAGTATGTTTTATGAGCTGATTGGATTTTGAGCATAGCTACCGCACGAATCTTCGAGGAAGATCCAAACATGTGCCTAATGTCGCATCATGCTCAAGGCGGCATAAATTTTGTTTACTGAGTATAAGATTAACAACCATTAACTTCCATCAAAAATGCTAACGCGTACGCAAAAACTATTGTATCGTGTTAAGAGTGGTCACTTCGCCACACAGCTTAAACCCGCCGTCGAGCGGGTTTGTCGTTTCTGGCCCCGGCTATTTGTTGAGCCTGGTCTATACCGCAGTTATCCATTGGCTCGGCCTCTTTTACGTTTCCGCTTCTGATTTGCGGTACATGATGTTCCCTCAATTTGCACCTCCTGTATTGGCGAGGTGAGAGATAACTACAAATGCCTCATAACCCAAATACCTGGCTGGAGTTGGTCCAGAGCTGGTGGCGTGGAGACACACCGCTGGGCGCAGTGATTATGTCGATTGTTATGGCTGGTTTACGTATTGCCTATTTTGGCGGTGGTGGCGGCTGGAAGCGAAAAACACTCGAAATTCTACTCTGTGGCGCTCTGACGCTGACTTTTGCATCCGCTCTTGAGTATGTCGGATGGCCTAAATCACTATCTGTTGCCATTGGTGGTGGGGTGGGGCTGATCGGTGTCGATGCTATTCGTGGGGCTGCAATGCGAGTAATCGGTAACAAATTTGGTGGCTCTAAGGAGTAATTTATGCAGGTACTAAATTCCCAGCGTAAAGCTTTCCTCGATATGGTGGCTTGGTCAGAAGGAACGGATAACGGACGACAACCGACACGTAACCACGGTTATGACGTTATTGTTGGTGGTGAACTCTTCACTGATTACTCCGATCACCCTCGCAAACTTGTCACGCTAAACCCGAAACTCAAGTCAACAGCCGCCGGACGTTACCAGCTTCTTTCACGCTGGTGGGATGCTTACCGTAAACAGCTTGGCCTGAAAGATTTTTCTCCAGAAAGCCAGGACGTTGTAGCTCTGCAGCAGATTAAAGAGTGTGGCGCTTTACCGATGATTGACCGCGGCAATATTCGTCAGGCAATCGACCGTTGCAGCAATATCTGGGCGTCATTACCTGGTGCAGGTTACGGTCAGTATGAACATAAAATCGGTGACCTGATTGCACGGTTTGAAGAGGCTGGTGGGGTGATAAATGAAGTTGAGCTATAAGCTGGTTATCGCTGCTTTCTTCGTTACTGTCATTGGTTCTTTCATCTGGTCAGCCAACCACTACTACAGCAAATATCAGTACGAAAAGAAACGTGCTGATGAGTCTGTACGAAATGCTGGATCAGCAATGGCCATTACCAATAACGTCCTGCAATCACTGCAAATCGTCAATACAGTTCTGGAGGCTAACCAGCATGCAAAACAGCAGATCGCACTGGAGTCACAGAGAGCCCAGGAAGATATCAAAATGGCCGTTGCGGATGATGATTGTGCTTCACGTCTTGTGCCTGCTGCCGCTGCTGAGCGGTTGCGGAAGTACGCGGACAGTTTACGTGAACACTCCGACGGCACCACTGCCAGCCAGCCTGACGGTTGAAACCCCTCAGCCTGATTTACCTGATCATTTTACGTGGGGCTCGAGCTTAGATCTGAATGCCGCCTTGTTGTCTGCATTGGCGCAGTGTAATACCGATAAAGCTGACATCAGAAGGATTGAAGTTGAGCGTGGTCACATCATGCAAAAAAAATGATGTTCACTTTATTTTGTTCCTTGATTTGATATGTGATGACCCAATAGATACAAAGCACCTGATTTGGGTGATTTTTTTGAAGGACTATACACATGAAAGACGGCATTTATTTTGTTGTGTTCAGAAGCGGTCATAATGATGTTGGCAATGGCACGGTCGTTGTGAAGGATAATGCGGTTAATGGTGGTGATTTTGGGTTTACCTATCAGGGGCGTGTACAAGATGGGGTATTGAAACTTCATGTATCCCGCCACAACCCTTCAGCACAAAACGTTATTGCAGGCCTTAACGATTATGTGATGGATCTCTCAGTGAGAGATATTGGGGATGGTTATTACCTTGAAGGTGGAATTGCTGGTGTTCCTGGTGCGACTCTGTCTGTACAGGCGAAATTTATCGGCAATTTGATTTAAATCGATTCTCTCCTAAACCGCCCACTTTCCACGGGCGGTTTTTTGTTGCCATTACGATGGGTAGACCAGTAGTAATGATTGAAGGAGAAATTTAAATGCCCCCACGAACCCCAAAAGCCTGCCGTGTTCGCGGCTGCCGCCATACCACCACTGACCCGTCAGGCTATTGCGAAAGCCACAAAAGCGAAGGCTGGAAGCAATACAAACCTGGACAATCCCGTCATCAGCGCGGCTACGGTTCGAAGTGGGACAGTATCCGCGCGCGTGTCCTGAAGCGTGACAAAGGCCTGTGTCAGTTATGTCTGCGTGCTGGTGTGGTGCGTGAGGCGAAAACTGTTGACCACATCATCCCTAAAGCGCATGGCGGCACTGATGCTGACAGTAATCTGCAGAGTCTGTGCTGGCCGTGTCATAAGGCGAAGACGGCCCGTGAACGGTTAAAGTGATAATAATTCTCAACTGTCTGAGGGGAGGGGCGGGTCAAATCCCTGTGACCTGACGTCTTCCGGACTGCCCGCCCCATCGTTTTTTTATACCCGCGAAAAATGAAATTTAACCAGGAGTGCCGCATATGGCTGGAACGGCGGGGCGTTCCGGGCGTCGCCCCAAGCCAACGGCGCGCAAGGCGCTGGCCGGAAACCCCGGCAAGCGAGCCCTGAATAAAGATGAACCTGTTTTTACGCCCATCAAAGGTGTTGAGCCACCGGAGTGGTTCGCTGAAGAAGATCTCCCTCTCGCCACGATCATGTGGCAACTGACAACCAAAGAACTCTGCGGTCAGGGCCTGCTGTGCGTGACTGACCTCGCGGTGCTTGAGCGGTGGTGCGTGGCCTACGAGTTCTGGCGACGTGCCGTGAAAAATATTGCCAGACAGGGCAACACCATCACCGGTGCAATGGGCGGTATGGTCAAAAATCCGGAGCTGACCGCCAAAAAAGAACAGGAGTCCGAGATGAGCAGTACGGGGGCAATGCTCGGACTCGACCCCAGCAGCCGCCAGCGTCTGATTGGCCTGGCGGGGAAGAAGAAAGCCACTAACCCGTTTCTGAAAATTATCGAATCATGAGCCGGAAATCTTACCCCAACGTAAATGCTGCAAATCAGTATGCCCGGGATGTCGTGCGCGGAAAGATTATTGCCTGCCAGTTTGTGATTCAGGCCTGCCAGCGCCATCTTGATGACCTGATGGCGGAAAAAAGTAAGTCGTTTCGTTACCGCTTCGACAAGGACCTGGCTGAACGGGCCGCCAAATTTATTCAGCTGTTGCCGCACACCAAGGGTGAGTGGGCATTTAAACGGATGCCCATCACGCTGGAGCCGTGGCAGCTATTTGTGATCTGCTGTGCGTTTGGCTGGGTCAATAAAGGCACCCGGTTGCGCCGCTTCCGGGAGGTGTATACCGAAATTCCCCGTAAGAACGGCAAATCGGCAATCTCTGCCGGTGTTGCCCTGTATTGTTTTGCCTGTGATAACGAGTTCGGCGCGGAAGTGTATTCCGGTGCCACGACGGAGAAACAGGCGTGGGAAGTCTTTCGTCCGGCACGACTGATGTGTAAACGCACACCCATGCTGACGGAAGCGTTCGGGATTGAGGTTAACGCCTCAAACATGAACCGTCCGGAGGATGGTGCGCGGTTTGAACCGCTGATCGGTAACCCCGGTGATGGTTCATCACCCCACTGTGCCGTGGTGGATGAATATCACGAGCACGCCACAGATGCGCTTTACACCACGATGCTTACCGGGATGGGGGCGCGACGCCAGCCACTGATGTGGGCCATTACCACCGCCGGGTACAACATTGAGGGGCCGTGCTACGACAAACGGCGGGAAGTCATCGAGATGCTCAACGGCTCGGTGCCAAACGATGAACTGTTCGGGATCATCTATACCGTTGATGAAGGTGACGACTGGACCGACCCGCAGGTGCTGGAAAAAGCCAATCCAAATATTGGCGTGTCGGTTTATCGCGAATTTTTGTTAAGTCAGCAGCAGCGTGCGAAAAATAACGCCCGTCTGGCAAACGTCTTTAAAACAAAACACCTCAATATCTGGGTGTCGGCGCGTTCGGCGTATTTCAACCTGGTGAGCTGGCAGAGCTGCGAGGATAAATCACTGACCCTTGAGCAGTTCGAGGGGCAGCCGTGCATTCTGGCCTTTGACCTGGCGCGTAAGCTGGATATGAACAGCATGGCGCGACTTTATACCCGCGAGATTGACGGTAAAACGCATTACTACAGTGTGGCCCCGCGTTTCTGGGTACCGTATGACACGGTGTACAGCGTCGAGAAAAATGAAGATCGCCGGACAGCCGAACGCTTTCAGAAATGGGTGGAAATGGGCGTTCTGACCGTTACCGATGGTGCGGAGGTGGATTATCGCTACATCCTCGAAGAGGCCAAAGCGGCGAACAAAATCAGCCCGGTCAGTGAGTCACCCATCGACCCCTTCGGGGCGACCGGGCTGTCACATGACCTTGCTGATGAAGACCTGAACCCCGTCACCATCATTCAGAACTACACCAACATGTCCGATCCGATGAAAGAGCTGGAAGCGGCGATTGAATCGGGGCGCTTTCATCATGACGGCAATCCCATCATGACCTGGTGTATCGGCAACGTGGTCGGCAAAACCATTCCGGGTAACGATGATGTGGTGAAGCCCGTCAAGGAGCAGGCGGAAAACAAAATCGATGGTGCAGTTGCGCTGATTATGGCGGTTGGCAGAGCCATGCTGTACGAGAAAGAAGACACGCTGTCTGATCACATTGAGTCCTACGGGATCCGCTCGCTTTAACTGAGGTAATTATGATCATGCTGATTCTCGCGCCTCTGGTGGGCGTGCTGGGTGCGCTTTTGCTGGCGTATGGTGCCTGGCTGATTTATCCCCCGGCGGGTTTTGTTGTTGCCGGGGCGCTGTGCCTGTTCTGGTCGTGGCTGGTGGCGCGATATCTCGACCGTACACAGTCGTCTGTCGGCGGAGGTAAATAGTGTTCTTTTCGGGATTATTTCAACGAAAAAGTGACGCACCGGTGACCACGCCAGCAGAGCTGGCGGATGCCATCGGGCTGTCGTATGACACCTATACCGGAAAGCAGATCAGCAGTCAGCGGGCTATGCGACTGACGGCGGTTTTTTCCTGCGTCAGAGTGCTGGCAGAGTCGGTCGGGATGTTGCCCTGCAATCTGTATCACCTGAACGGCAGCCTGAAGCAGAGAGCCACCGGCGAACGTCTGCATAAACTGATCTCCACGCATCCCAATGGCTATATGACGCCGCAGGAGTTCTGGGAGCTGGTGGTCACCTGTCTGTGCCTGAGGGGAAACTTTTACGCCTACAAAGTGAAAGCATTTGGCGAAGTGGCTGAACTGCTGCCCGTCGATCCCGGCTGTGTGGTACCGAAGCTTAACAGTAGCTGGGAACCGGTCTATCAGGTCACATTCCCGGATGGCTCCACGGATGTACTGAGCCAGGAGGATATCTGGCATGTGCGTACGCTGACGCTGGACGGACTGGTGGGGCTGAATCCCATCGCCTATGCCCGCGAGGCAATATCGCTGGCGGCAGCGACCGAAGAGCACGGGGCCAGACTGTTCAGCAATGGCGCGGTGACGTCGGGTGTTTTGCGTACAGAGCAGACGCTGTCGGATCAGGCTTATGAGCGCCTGAAGAAAGATTTTGAGGAGCGTCACACCGGGCTTGGCAATGCTCACCGCCCGATGATCCTTGAGATGGGGCTGGACTGGAAGTCGATGGCGTTGAACGCAGAGGACAGCCAGTTCCTGGAAACCCGCAAGTTTCAGCTTGAAGAAATTTGTCGTCTGTTCCGTGTGCCATTGCACATGGTGCAGAACACCGATCGCGCCACCTTCAACAATATCGAAGAGCTGGGGCTCGGATTTATCAACTATTCACTGGTGCCGTATCTGACCCGCATTGAGCAGCGGATCAACACCGGACTGGTACGAAAAAGTAAGCAGGGCGTTTATTACGCCAAATTTAACGCCGGGGCGTTACTGCGCGGGGATATGAAGTCCCGTTTTGAAGCCTACGCCACCGGGATTAACTGGGGAATTTACTCTCCCAATGACTGCCGCGACCTGGAAGATATGAATCCGCGTCCCGGTGGGGATGTCTATCTCACACCGATGAACATGACCACGAAACCCTCCGATGGCAGTAAAGCCGGTAAGCAGAAGGATAACGCCAATGCAGACGAAACAACGTCTTGATGTACCGCTGAGTCTGAAATCTGTCAGTGACTCCGGTGAGTTTGAAGGGTATGGCTCCGTCTTTGGTGTAAAGGACAGCCACGATGATGTGGTGATGTCCGGGGCATTTGCTGCTTCCCTGCGGGCGTGGAGTGACAGAAAAGCGTTACCTGCGCTGCTCTGGCAGCACCGCATGGATGAACCCATCGGTGTTTACACCGAAATGAAGGAAGACGATGTCGGGCTTTACGTCAGGGGACGGTTGCTTATTGATGATGATCCCCTCGCAAAACGCGCACATGCACACATGAAGGCCGGTTCGTTAACCGGCCTTTCTATTGGGTACGTCCTGAAAGACTGGGAATACGACCGGAGCAAAGAAGCCTTTCTGTTGAAAGAAATCGACCTCTGGGAAGTCAGTCTGGTGACGTTTCCGTCTAACGACGAGGCGCGGATCAGCGACGTCAAGAACGCGCTGGCCCGCGGGGAAATCCCCGAACAGAAAAAAATCGAAAGAGTCCTGCGTGATGTCGGACTCTCCCGTACCCAGGCCAAAGCATTCATGGCCGGGGGCTATGGCGCACTGTCCCTGCGCGACGCTGAGGATGTGGGCTCTGCACTGAATGCACTGAAAAATCTGAACTTCTAATCAGGAGAAATACGATGGCGGTTGATATTAAAGATGTCGAACAGGTCGCGCAGGAGCTGCAGCAGAAGTTTGACGACTTCAAAGCAAAGAACGACAAGCGCGTGGATGCGATTGAGCAGGAAAAAGGCAAGCTTGCCGGGCAGGTGGAAACCCTGAACGGGAAACTCAGCGAGCTGGAAAATCTCAAAAGCGACCTTGAAAAAGAGCTGCTTGAGCTGAAACGTCCGGCAGGTGGAGCGCAAAATAAACTGGCCACCGAGCATAAAGAGGCGTTTGTGGGCTTTCTACGTAAAGGCCGTGAAGACGGTCTGCGCGATCTGGAGCGTAAGGCATTGCAGGTGGGTACCGATGAAGACGGTGGCTACGCCGTGCCGGAAGAACTGGATCGCAACATTCTTAACCTGCTGAAAGATGAAGTGGTGATGCGTCAGGAAGCCACGGTGATCACCGTTGGCGGTTCCGACTACAAAAAACTGGTGAATCTGGGCGGTACGGCTTCCGGGTGGGTGGGGGAAACGGATACGCGATCCCAGACTGCCACCTCCAGACTGGAGCTGATTGAACCTCTCATGGGGGAAATCTACGGCAACCCGCAGGCTACCCAGAAAATGCTGGACGATGCCTTCTTCAACGTGGAGGCCTGGATCAACAGCGAGCTGGCAACCGAATTTGCCGAACAGGAAGAAATTGCCTTTACCTCAGGCGATGGCACCAAGAAGCCGAAAGGGTTCCTGGCGTATGAATCCACTGATGAAACCGACAAGGTCCGGGCGTTCGGCAAACTTCAGCATATTGTATCCGGCGAAGCGACCGCGGTGACCGCAGACGCCATTATCAAACTGATTTACACGCTGCGTAAGGCACACCGCACTGGCGCGAAGTTCATGATGAACAACAACAGCCTGTTTGCCATCCGTCTGCTGAAAGACACCGAGGGTAACTATCTGTGGCGTCCGGGGCTGGAACTGGGGCAGCCGTCCTCTCTGGCGGGTTACGGTATCGCTGAAAACGAACAGATGCCGGATATCGCCGCTGATGCGAAAGCCATTGCATTTGGTAACTTCAAACGGGGTTACACCATCGTTGACCGTATCGGCACCCGCATTCTGCGTGACCCGTACACCAATAAACCGTTTGTCGGTTTTTATACCACCAAGCGCACCGGCGGGATGCTGGTCGATTCGCAGGCCATCAAACTGCTGAAGATTGCAGCGGCGTAATCACTCAGGGGCGCGGAACCGCGCCCCCTGTTCTGACGGGTGAAGAATCATGATCCTGAAACAAGATCTGAAATGGTCACCGGACGGTATGCGTGTTGAGGTCATTCGGGCCGGTGAGTATGACGACGGGGCGCTTCCTGCCCGGGTGCAGGAGATTGCACTTCAGGCCGGGTTAGCAGAGCGCGGAACCAGTGCAAAAAGCAGTAAAGCGGCAAAAGAGAAAAAAGCCACGACCAGTAAAGAGGGCTGAGTATGCTTCTGACAATGGAAGAGATTAAAGCCCAACTCCGGCTGGATGAGGATTTCGATGCTGATGACCGCCATCTGCAACTGCTGGCCTGTGCGGCGCAAAAGCGGACGGAAACGTATCTGAACCGGAAGCTCTATGCACCGGATGAAACCATTCCGGAGAGCGATCCGGACGGGCTGCACCTGCCGGATGATATTCGTCTGGGGATGCTGATGCTTATCAGCCATTTTTACGAAAACCGCTCGTCGGTTACGGAAGTGGAGAAACTCGACATGCCGCAGAGTTTTGGCTGGCTTGTCGGCCCGTACAGGTACTTTCCGCAATGAAAATTCGTCAGGCGCAGACCAGCGCAACCTACATTCTGCCGGACCCCGGTGAACTGAATAAACGCGTCCTGATCCGCCTGCGGGTGGATATGCCCGCGGATAACTTTGGCGTGGAGCCTCAATACCCGGTTACGTTCCGGACATGGGCGAAGGTTATCCAGACCAGTGCCACCACCTGGCAGGAAACCGCGCAGACCGGGGACGCCATCACCCATTACATCACCATTCGTTACCGCCGGGGGATCACCGCTGATTATGAGGTGGTCTGCGGTGACAGTGTGTACCGGGTGAAACGTCAGCGCGATCTGAACGGGGCGCGGCGCTTTCTGCTGCTGGAGTGTACGGAGCTGGGCGAATGTAGGCAGAGTCACGGAGGCAGCAATGGCGACTCCCTTTTTTCACGTTGATGTTCAGCAGCCCGCCGAGATGCGCTTTAACCGCGCCCGTGTCCGGCGGGCGTTTGTCACGATTGGGCAGCGTCATATGCGTGATGCCCGTCGGCTGGTGATGCGCCGTGCGCGGTCGGCACCGGGTGAAAACCCCGGTTATCAGACCGGACGCCTGGCTCGTTCGATTGGTTATATGGTGCCGAGAGCCAGTAAAAAGCGAGCCGGTTTTATGACACGCATTGCCCCTAACCAGCGCAACGGGAAGGGGAACCGGATGATCTCTGGTGACTTCTATCCGGCGTTTCTGTTTTTTGGTGTCCGGGGAGGAGCAAAACGTCGTCGTAGTCATCATCGTGGTGCATCCGGTGGCAGCGGCTGGCGACTGGCTCCACGTAATAACTTCATGGTGGAAGCGCTTGAAAAGAACCGCAGCTGGACACGCTATTTTCTGGCGCGGGAATTGCGTAAATCACTGAAGCCGGAGCGACGACACAGATGAAACTGACGCCTGTTATTGCTGCGCTGCGTGCCCGCTGCCCGTATTTTGAAAACCGGGTGGCAGGCGCGGCACAGTTCAAAAATCTGCCGGAGGTCGGAAAGCTGAGACTCCCGGCGGCGTATGTGGTACCGGGTGATGACTCTCCGGGAGAAAACAAAAGCCAGACCGACTACTGGCAGGAGCTGAAAGAGGGCTTCTCCGTGGTTGTCATACTGAGTAACGGGCGTGATGAGCGCGGTCAGTTTGCCTCGTATGATGTGGTGGACGATGTCCGGCAGATGCTCTTTAAGGCCCTGCTGGGCTGGAACCCGGAAGCGTGCGGTAACCCGATTACCTATGACGGCGGCACGCTGCTGGATCTGAATCGTCATGAGCTGATTTATCAGTTCGATTTTTCGGTCATCAGCGAGCTGACTGAAGACGATACCCGCCAGCAGGATGATCTGAACAGTCTGGATGAACTGCAAACGCTGGCGATTGATGTTGATTATCTCGAGCCCGGTAACGGGCCTGACGGCGATATCGAACATCACACCGAAATAACCCTTCCTTCCTGAGGATCCTCATGTTTGTCAAACCTGTTAAAGGGCGGTCAGTGCCTGACCCTGCCCGCGGCGACCTTTTGCCCGCCGAAGGGCGAAATGTTGACGAGAACAACTACTGGCTGCGCCGTGAAGCAGCGGGTGATATCCGGCGCGTGAATAAAAAGGTGAATACCGATGACGATAAGCTTTAACACCATTCCGTCGAATACGCTGGTTCCGTTGTTTTATGCGGAAATGGATAACCAGGCGGCGAATACTGCACAGGACAGCGGAGCATCGCTGCTGATTGGTCATGCCAATAACGGTGCAGAGATTGTTGCCAACAGTCTGGTACTGATGCCGTCGGCAGACTATGCACGCCAGATTTGTGGTGCGGGAAGTCAGCTGGCGCGTATGGTCGAGGCTTATCGCCAGACCGATCCGTTTGGCGAGCTGTATGTGATTGCCGTTCCTGAATCCACAGGCGCGGCGGCAACAGTTACGCTGACGGTGACCGGGGCAGCAACCGAAACCGGCACGGTGAATGTTTATGTGGGACGTACCCGCGTGCAGGCACCGGTGACCAACGGCGATAACGTCGCGACGATTGCCAGCAGTATCAAAGATGCCATCAATGCCGTTCCGGCCCTGCCGTTTACGGCCTCATCTTCGGCTGGTGTGGTTACATTGACCGCTCGCCATAAGGGGCTTTGCGGGAATGAAATTCCTGTCAGCCTCAATTACTACGGCTTCGGTGGGGGCGAAGTGCTGCCAGCGGGCGTACAGATTGCCGTGGCGACGGGGACCGCCGGAACGGGCGCTCCGGTTCTCACCGGCGCGGTGGCTGCAATGGCGGATGAGCCGTTTGATTATATCGGTCTGCCGTTCAACGACACGGCCTCTGTTAACACGCTGGTGACCGAGATGAACGATACCAGCGGTCGCTGGAGCTATGCGCGTCAGCTGTATGGTCATGTGTATACGGCAAAGGCCGGCACACTGTCAGAACTGGTGAACGCAGGTGACCAGTTTAACCAGCAGCACATCACCCTGGCGGGGTACGAAAAAGAGACCCAGACGCCTGCCGACGAGCTGGCAGCCAGCCGTACCGCCCGCGCAGCGGTGTTTATCCGCAACGATCCGGCACGTCCCACGCAGACCGGTGAGATGGTGGGTATGCTGCCTGCGCCGAAGGGGAAACGGTTCACGATGACCGAACAACAGACCCTGCTGTCTCATGGCGTGGCAACGGCGTATGTCGAAAGCGGGGTACTGCGCATTCAGCGTGATGTCACCACGTACAGGAAAAACGCTTACGGGGTTGCGGATAACAGCTACCTCGACAGTGAGACACTGCATACCAGCGCGTATGTACTGCGCAAACTGAAATCCGTCATTACCAGTAAGTACGGGCGTCACAAGCTTGCCAGTGACGGTACCCGCTTTGGTCCCGGTCAGGCGATTGTCACCCCGGCGGTGATCAAAGGGGAACTGCTGGCAACCTACCGTCAGCTTGAGCGTGCGGGGATCGTGGAAAACTACGAACTGTTTAAGCAGTACCTGGTTGTGGAGCGTGATGCCAGCGATCCGAACCGCCTGAACACGCTGTTCCCGCCTGACTATGTTAACCAGTTGCGTGTCTTTGCCGTGGTTAACCAGTTCCGTCTTCAGTATTCAGAGGAGTCTGCATAATGGCCCGTATCGGGGGAACCTGTTATTTCAAAATTGACGGTCAGCAGCTATCGCTGACCGGCGGCATTGAGGTGCCCATGAACAGGACGGTCAATGATGACATCATCGGCCTGGACGGTTCAGTGGACCGCAAGGAAACTCACCGTGCGCCCTATGTCAAAGGGACCTTCAAGGTGCCGAAGAATTTTCCGGTGAGCAAAATCACCTCGTCTGATGAGATGACCATCACTGCCGAGCTGGCGAACGGTCAGGTCTATGTACTGTCGTCTGCCTGGCTGCACGGCGAAGCGAACCATAATGCCGAAGAAGGCACGGTTGATCTTGAGTTCCACGGTGAAGAAGGGGATTACCAGTGATTGAGCTTGTACTTAAAAAACCGATCATCGCCCACAAAGAAACACTGCATGTGCTGGAAATACGTGAGCCTACGTATGACGAGATTGAGGCGCTGGGGTTCCCTTTCTCTGTTTCACCTGATGGTGGTATGAAAATGGACAGTCAGGTAGCGCTGAAATATATCCCGCTTCTGGCCGGGATCCCGCGCTCGTCTGCAGCGCAGATGACGAAGCTGGATATTTTCAAGGCAGGCATGATTGTAATGCGTTTTTTTACCGGCTTGGAGACGGAAGAGACCTCCGGAAGCGATTCTACAATGTCGCGTGGTTCTGGAAATTAAACCCCCTTGAACTTCGCCGGACGGCTATTTCCCACTTTGCTGATCTGGAGGCAGAGGCCGTCCGTATAAATGAGGAGATGAAGCATGGCTGATAATTTTCAGCTGAAAGCCATCATCACCGCCGTTGACAGGCTGTCCGGCCCGCTTAAAGGTATGCAGCGTCAGCTTAAGGGGTTTCAGAAAGAAGTCTCCAGCCTTGCTCTGGGCGCTGCCGGGGCGGGTACTGCAATAATGGGGGCACTGGCACTCCCTGTAAAATCAGCCATCACCCTTGAATCGAAGATGGCTGATGTCCGCAAAGTGGTAGACGGTCTGGATACGCCGGATGCGTTTAAGGCCATGACGGAGCAGGTACGCGCTTTGTCTACTGAGCTTCCCATGTCTGCAGACGGGATCGCGGAAATTGTGGCGGCTGGCGGTCAGGCCGGGATTGCACGTGATGAACTGATGCAGTTTGCCACTGATGCGGTGAAGATGGGCGTGGCCTTTGATACCACGGCTGAAGAGTCCGGGCAGATGATGGCCCAGTGGCGTACTGCGTTTAATATGACGCAGGATGAAGTGGCCGGGCTGGCTGACAAAATCAACTACCTTGGTAATACCGGCCCGGCGAATGCGAAGAAAATCTCCGATATTGTTACGCGTATTGGTCCTTTAGGTGGTGTTGCAGGTGTGGCTTCCGGCGAAATCGCGGCAATGGGGGCAACCATTGCCGGGATGGGCGTGGAGTCAGAAATTGCCGCCACAGGGATCAAGAACTTCATGCTTTCCCTGACCGCGGGAAATTCCGCGACAAAATCGCAGAAACAGGCATTACGTTTTCTGCGGATCAATCCGAAGAAATTAGCTGCTGATATGCAGAAAGATGCCCGGGGAACCATGCTGTCTGTACTGGATGCGATGGCTAAAGTGCCCAAAGAAAAACAGGCAGCTGTGCTGAATGCCCTGTTCGGGAAAGAGTCTCTGGGCGCGATAGCACCTCTGCTGACTAACCTTGATTTGTTGCGTACCAACTTCAGGCGGGTTGCGGATTCCCAGCAGTATGGCAGTTCGATGCAGAAGGAATATGCTTCGAGGGCAGCGACGACGGAAAACCAGCTTTTACTTCTGCAAAATCAACTTGATGCCATTTCTTCCACGCTGGGGGAAACGTTTCTTCCTGAGGTTAATGATGGTCTTGAAGCGGTAAAACCGCTCCTTGAGGAAGTGAGAACGTTTGTCCGTGAAAACCCGGAGCTCGTTAAGACCATTGCTAAAATCGGTCTGGCCTTACTGACGGTGGGAGCCGCTGCAGGCTCTTTGTCCAGAATTATGAAAGTTCTCGGCGGTGTGATGAATATGACGCCTGCTAAGGGGCTGATTGCTCTTCTGGTTGGTGGCGCTTACCTCATTATTGATAACTGGGAAACCGTAGGTCCTGTCATAAAAAAAGTCTGGCACGTGGTGGATGAAACGGCGCAGGCGATGGGGGGATGGGAAACTGTTCTGAAAGCGATTGCCCTGTTTATGGCAACCAAATGGGTTGCTGACGTTACCAAATCCATTACCGCAGTGACCAGAGAGATGCGTACGCTGGGGAAGGTATCGGCAGAAACGGGATTGATGGGGAAAGGCCGCGGCTTTATCGGGAAGGCCGGGGTATATGGTTTTCTGGGAACCCTGATGTATGAGCCGGTTAAAGATACTCTGGAAAGTGTTGTTCCTGAAGATACGGTTAACTGGCTGGATAATAAAGGGCTGTTTCTGGCTTCAGACTGGACGCCTTTTTTTGATCGTAAAGAGTACGAGCAGTATCAGGCCAGCCTGAGTCAGTACAAACCCAATGTTCCGCTGTTGAATCCATCTTCTTCCATGACACAGCACAGCGAGCTGAAAGTCACGTTCGAGAATGCTCCGCCAGGTATGAAGATAATTGATGTACCGGGCAAAGCCGATCCCCTGATGAAAATCACGCACGATGTGGGGTATTCCCCTTTTCGTTTTCCACGATAACGCAGTCCTTTTTGAGGTCAGTCTATGGATTTATCCTCATTTCCCACCCGACCTTCATTACTTTCGTCGTCTTCAGGCTGGCGTGACAGACTTCAGGACGCGTCATTTCGCGGCGTGCCGTTTAAGGTTGAAGAAGAAAGTGCGGGAACCGGTCGCCGTGTGGAAACACATGAATACCCGAACCGCGACAAGCCCTATACCGAAGATCTGGGAAAAGTCACTTTCCGCCCGTCCATCACAGCTTATGTGGTGGGAGATGACTGCTTTGACCAGCGCGATCGCCTGATTGAAGCGCTGAATAAACCCGGTCCCGGCACGCTTGTCCACCCGACATATGGTGAGCTGAAAGTCTGTGTTGACGGGGAAGTTCGGGTCAGCACATCGAAAAGTGAAGGGCGTATTGTCCGCTTTGACCTGAAGTTTGTCGAAGCAGGAGAACTCTCTTACCCCACATCAGGTGCGGCGACGGCGCAGACGCTGATGTCATCCTGTTCTGCACTGGATGACTGCATCAGTGACAGCTTCAGCGGTTTCAGTATCGATGGTGTGGCGGATTTCGTGCAGAACGACGTTATCGGTAATGCCAGCATAATGCTGGGGTATGTTTCTGATGCGATGAAAGTGGTGGATTCTGCCGTATCGGATGCCGCCAGGCTGTTGCAGGGGGATATCTCGGTACTTCTGCCGCCGCCATCGTCAGGCAAAAATTTCGTTGAGCAGGTGCAGAAAATGTGGCGTACCGGGAAACGCCTTTATGGTAACGCCAGCGACCTGGTCACCATGATCAAAACGCTTTCCGGTGTCAGCCTCGGCAGCGATCTGCAACCGCGCGGCGTCTGGAAAACGGACAGTAAAACCACCGCCACGGCGACGCAGCAGCGTAACGTGGTTGCCAGCACCCTTCGTACGACCGCAATCAGCGAAGCGGCGTATGCCGTCACCCGATTGCCTGCGCCAACAACTTCCGCGGTGATGCAGAATTCCGCAGTGGGGCAGGCAACAACACCTGCGCAGAGCACTGGCTGGCCTTCCGTCACGCATCCGGCACTGAACAATGCACCGGCGGTGAAAAACACGGTTGACCTGCCGACGTGGGAAGAACTGACTGACATTCGCGACACACTGAATACGGCAATTGATAAGGAGTTGTCCCGTACAACCAGTGATGCGCTGTTTCTGGCGCTGCGCCGGGTGAAAGCAGATCTGAATGCGGATATCAACACGCGCCTTGAACAGTCTGCACGGATCATTCAGCGCACACCGGATGAGGTTTTACCCGCGCTGGTGCTGGCGGCGACCTGGTTTGATAACGCGGCGCGTGACGCGGACATTATCCGGCGTAATGCCATTACGCATCCCGGCTTTGTGCCGGTGATCCCTCTGAAGGTGCCAGTGCAATGAACGACAATGTCACGCTACGGGTAAATGGCCGGGAGTGGAATGGCTGGACATCGGTGCGCATCGGTGCCGGTATTGAACGGCTGGCGCGGGATTTCAGTGTGGAGATCACTCGCCAGTGGCCGGGAGATGAGGGTATCACCACGCTTCAGCCGCGCATTAAAAACGGTTCAAAAGTGGAAGTGCTGATTGGTGATGAGCTGGTGATCACCGGCTGGGTGGAGGCGACTCCCGTTCGTTACGATGCCCGTTCGGTCAGCACCGGTATTGCCGGACGTAGTCTGACGGCTGACCTGATTGACTGTGCAGCCGAACCGACACAGTTTAACGGACGCTCGCTGGTGCAGATTGCGCAGGCGCTTGCTGCGCCTTTCGGCATTGAGGTGGTGAACAGCGGTGCGCCGTCGGGTGTTATTCCTGATGTTCAGCCTGATCACGGTGAAACGGTGATTGAGGTAATCAACAAAATACTCGGTCAGCAGCAGGCACTGGCTTACGACGACCCGCACGGCAGGCTGGTGATTGGCGGTATTGGCTCAACGCGGGCACATACTGCGCTGGTACTCGGGGAAAACATCCTTTCCTGCGATACGGAGAAGAGTATCCGGGAGCGATTTTCTGTTTACCAGGTGGCGGGGCAGCGTGCCGGGAACGACGATGATTTCGGTGAGGCCACCACCACCGCGCTGCGGGCCCGCACAGAGGACGCATTTATTGCCCGTTACCGTCCGATGTATATCAGGCAGACAGGGCAGGCCACGGGGGCAGGCTGTATTGCGCGTGCTGACTTTGAAGCCCGACAACGGGCGGCGCGGACGGATGAAACCACCTATTTGGTGCAGGGCTGGCGACAGGGTAACGGTACGCTGTGGCAGCCCAACCAGCGGGTGATTGTCTTCGATCCGGTCTGTGGTTTCGACAATACCGAACTGCTTGTCTCGGAAGTCACGTTCACTCAGGACCAGAACGGCACCATGACGGAAATCCGTGTCGGCCCACCTGATGCTTATCTGCCTGAACCCGAAGCCCCCGGCGCGCGGAAAAAGAAAAAAGCCAGAGTACAGGAGGACCCGTTCTGATGAGGACGATTGAAGCCATGCAGCGACAACTCCTCGGCCTGATTGGGCGGGCAGTGGTGAAAAGCATCAGTGCCGCCACGAAATGTCAGACCGTGGATGTGTCCCTGATTGCCGGTGAACCCAAAGCCGGGGTTGAACATCTTGAACCCTACGGTTTTACCGCAAGGGCAAACAGCGGTGCGGAAGCGGTGGTGTTGTTTCCGGATGGTGACCGTTCTCATGCGGTGGTTGTTACGGTGTCGGACCGGCGCTACCGCCTGAAAGGGCTGCAGACGGGTGAGGTGGCTGTCTATGACGATCAGGGGCAGTCCGTGACGCTGGCCCGGGAGGGGATCGTGGTGGACGGTGCAGGTAAAACGATCACGTTTCGCAATGCGCCTAAGGCACGTTTTGAAATGGACCTGGAAGTGACCGGACAGGTGAAAGACCTGTGCGACTCCACCGGCACCACCATGTCAGCGATGCGGCTTGCCTATAACGGGCATCGTCACAGAGAGAACGGTCAGGGCAGTAACACCGACAAACCGGATAAAGCGATGGAGGCATGATGGAACTGTGGCTGACGGTGAACGGTAAACGCACCTGCGCCAGCGCACCGCTGGATCCGCTGACCCGCGCCGTGGTGATTTCCCTGTTTACCTGGCGGCGGGCGGAGCCTGATGACAACGCCGACGTCCCGATGGGATGGTGGGGGGATACCTGGCCTGCGGTACAGAATGACCGTTACGGCTCCCGACTGTGGCTGCTTCAGCGCAGCAAACTGACCAATCAGCTGGTGCAGACGGTAAGGGGGTATATCCGCGAATGTCTGCAATGGATGATTGATGACGGCGTGGTGTCCCGTATTGATCTGGATATCCGCCGCACCGGGATTAATGAACTGGGTAACAGTATCACTCTCTGGCGTCGTGACGGACCGGTAATGATTTCTTTTGATGATCTGTGGAGTGCGATAACGCATGGCGGACAGTGAATTTCAGCGCCCGACGCTGGCAGAAAATATCAGTATGCTCCGTAACGATTTATTCGCCAGGCTGGACGTCAGCGACACGCTCCGACGCATGGATGAAGACGTGCGGGCAAAGGTGTATGCGGCGGCGCTGCATACGGTTTACGGTTACATCGATTATCTGGCAATGAACATGCTGCCTGACCTGTGCGATGAGTCCTGGCTGACGCGACATGCTGCGATGAAACGGTGTCCGCGCAAGGGGGCCACGGCTGCCAGCGGGTATATGCGCTGGGAAGGTGTCAGCGATGGCCTGAAGGTGACTGCCGGGAGTGTTATTCAGCGCGATGACCTGGTTCAGTACACGGCAACTGCCGATGCAACCAGCTCCGGTGGTGTCCTGCGCGTGCCGATCGCCTGCTCAACTGCAGGCGCGGTCGGTAACGCTGACGATGGTACGGCATTAATCCTGGTCACGCCGGTGAATGGTCTGCCGTCTTCCGGTGTGACTGACACCCTGACAGGCGGATTTGATACAGAAGATCTGGAAACGTGGCGCGCCCGCGTCATTGAGCGGTATTACTGGACGCCGCAGGGCGGGGCTGACGGGGACTATGTCGTCTGGGCTAAAGAAGTGCCCGGCATTACCCGCGCATGGACATACCGTCACTGGATGGGAACGGGAACTGTCGGTGTGATGATTGCCGGCAGTGACCTGATTAATCCCATTCCGGAAGAATCAACGGAAACGGCGGCAAGACAACACATTGAGCCACTGGCCCCGGTGGCAGGCTCTGATTTGTATGTGTTCAGGCCGGTGGCGCATACGGTGGATTTTCATATCCGCGTGACGCCGGACACACCGGAAATACGGGCTGCCATCACCGCCGAGTTGCGTTCGTTCCTGCTGCGTGATGGTTATCCGCAGGGAGAACTGAAGGTGTCACGTATCAGTGAAGCGATTTCCGGTGCGAACGGGGAATATAGCCATCAGTTGCTTGCACCGGCGGACAATATCTCCATTGCAAAAAATGAGCTGGCAGTTCTGGGGACGATTTCATGGACGTGACAAACGATGATTATATCCGTCTGTTGTCGGCACTGTTGCCGCCCGGTCCGGCGTGGTCAGTCAGCGATCCGGCGATTGCCGGTACAGCACCGTCATTAACCCGTGTTCATCAGCGTGCGGATGCCCTGATGAGGGAGCTGGATCCGCGCACCACCACCGAACTGATAAACCGCTGGGAGCGTCTGTGCGGCCTGCCGGATGAATGTATTCCCGCAGGGACACAGACCCTTCGCCAGCGTCAGCAACGGCTGGATGCGAAGGTTAACCTGGCGGGCGGCATCAACGAGGATTTTTATCTTGCACAGCTTGCTGCCCTGGGCAGACCAGATGCCACCATCACGCGATACGACAAAAGCACCTTCACCTGCTCATCGGCCTGTTCTGACGCGGTGAATGCGCCGGAATGGCGGTATTACTGGCAGGTCAACATGCCAGCTGCCACCAACACCACCTGGATGACATGTGGTGATCCCTGTGATTCCGCACTGCGTATCTGGGGCGACACCGTTGTCGAGTGTGTGCTTAACAAACTCTGCCCTTCGCATACCTACGTAATTTTTAAATATCCGGAGTAATCCATGCATCGTATAGACACGAAAACCGCGCAGAAGGATAAGTTCGGCGCGGGTAAGAACGGTTTTACCCGTGGTAACCCCCAGACCGGCACACCTGCCACCGATCTGGATGATGACTACTTTGACATGTTGCAGGAAGAACTCTGCAGCGTGGTGGAGGCATCCGGTGCCAGCCTGGAGAAGGGGCGGCATGACCAGCTGCTTACTGCGCTTCGTGCGCTGCTGTTAAGCCGCAAGAATCCGTTTGGCGATATCAAATCTGATGGCACGGTGAAAACGGCTCTCGAAAACCTTGGTTTGGGAGAAGCGGCGAAACGGGGGGTTGGAACAGGGGAAAATCAGATACCGGACATGGCCTCTTTTGCCAGTGGTGATGGATGGATGAAATTACCCAACGGGAAAATCCTGCAATATGGTCGTGGTGCGGTTACGCCGACATTATCGACGCAAACAATGAGAATTACATTCAGCATCCCTTTCCCCAAAAAGCGGACTGCGCCATGCTTACTCATTCTGGTGATGGCGGTGCGCCTTTAG